TTTAACGAAATAAGTCTTATTTGATTCTATTTCCTCTTTTTTATCGTTAAGAATAGCAGACAGATGAATAATAAATATAAAAAATATGACATTTAATAGCATGGTTATTTTCTCCTTACTAGGAGATTACACCATACCATTGTTAGTGATTGAAAATAATAGAATGGTTGGTTTAGTAAAAAAGGTAATGAAATTTACTAAACCAACCAAACAACAGGTTATGCTATAATTATAAGTATGCTTCATAACAAAAAACAGGTTACCCCTCAGCGTGTAGGTAACCTGTTTTTTGTTATTGATGGAGATTAATCCACCAATCTCCTATAAAAATCTATTTAATTTCCACAAAGAGACAAGATAAGCTTCTCGACGAAACTATCAGTCGACTCTTCGTACGGTATTATATGCGCAGCTCCAGGAATGTCTATATATTCACTGCGCGCTTTGAGCGTATTAAGAACCAGCAATTTATTATCATCCGATAGACTTCTAAAGTTATTTATAACTTGTTGATTATACAATAACTTACTATCCCTAAAATTCGCAAATGCACACATAGAAGGAGATAAGTAAAAAATTGCCGCCATAATTAAACAGAAACGAATTGTCATAGTTCTAACTCTTTTGGACATTGCGGAGTGCTAAGAGTGCCATTCCATATCTTTTACGGAAATATGTACTTCCAGTTCCGGATTCTTCTTCAGAAACAGCAAGTAGATGAAGCTGAGCAATGCTTAATCCTTGAAGAGCAGCATGGGCCTCGTGTGCTTCGTCATTAAATTCTCTATTGAGATCATTCGCTTCATTTTGAGCCTGTGTTTTGAGCGCTTCTTGCTGTATTTTTTTCTCTTCTAAGTTTTGCTGTTGCTTTTGGGCATCTACCGCCTGTTGTCCTACATCGACTACTTGTTGGCCAAATTCAACATAACTATAGAGATACTTACAAATCGAAACAGTACCAGCGATAAGTCCCGCTATCCCAACCGCTTTTTGTCCGTTACTCAAACCGTCTTTACCCTGTTTTTTCTTACCATAGTAATTGTTTATAACGGTAGGAGCTGGTTGGTATGAAGAATTATTAGAAGACGCATTTCTCTGAGATGGCATATAATGAGGCGCCTCTTGCATAGACCAGATTGGTCCTCGATTATAATTGGTCGATCCAGAGCACATAGTAACCCTAAATGGGCGTTCCGAAGAAGCATTAATAATGCTTGCGGTTGCCAATAAACTCATTAATGAAATTGAGATTGAGGATCTGATCATAGTAATTCCTGAAATAATTTATTTAATTTCTCTATCAATTAAACCGTATTATAAACCGTCGCCCGCACCACAAATATGCAATGCTGCTTCGTACCTATCACGAAAATATCGAGACGGACTATTGGCTTCTTGTTCTTGTGTAGCAAGAATATATAGTTGATCTAAACTCATTCGTTGAACAGCTGTATGAGCTTTTTTAGCCTCGTTTGACGCTTTCTCTTCTTTTTTTTTCCAAAAGAAACTGCATATATACTGTCCGGTGGCCACTATTCCAGCAGTCACCGCAACAGTTATAGTAAGTTTTTCATTATTATTAAAACCGGAGGAACTATTCTTTAAGCATTCACCAGCATGTGGAAAATAACTGGTTGATTGTTTTATACATTGATACTCATTATCAACAGGAATAAATTTGAACTTATGTAGTGAATAAGGTGACTTATCCGCTGCAACAATATTAAAACTTGCTAATAAACCTAAAAATACAACTAAAAGCGATCGCTTAATCATGATCAATACCTGTTATTAATTAAACTATTGTTTTGGTAATTTTAACATAGCCGCATAACGATCGCGAAAATAATGGCTATCATTACCTTCTCGCTCTTCTGCTTCGGCAAGCATCTTTATTTGATCAATAGATAAGCTCTTAATTGCATCTAGCGCTTCTTGTTCTTCTTGATTAACAGCTTCTTTATTAGTCGTAGCCTCTTGCTTAGAGAGCTGAGAAAGTTGTTGCACGGTGGTTTGTTGCCTGGCGGCTGGTGATGACGCAAGCGAATTTCCCACCGTTTCTACAATACAACCAAGAATGCTAATACCAAATCCGATTAAACCTGCAGATGGTGCAGAAAACATAGACGGACTACGATTTGATGCCTGCATCTGTCGTACATGTAACGGAACATGCGTCACGTAGTCTTGTATCATATGATCAAGAAGGTTGGATGGTTGAGGCATTTTATAGCCACTCGCCATAGCTACATTGGAAAAAATAAGAATGAAAAAAAGAATAGACTTCGACATGAAGACTCCCTACATAGTTAAAAGATTACTCACTAGTAGTACAGTCTAATAAATATATTGAGTATGGCAACAACTTATTTAAAATTTATTATTTGTTTCAAATAGGAAAACGGCCCTTACCTCAAAAGGAGAATAAGAGCCATTACTATGATAGAGATTTTATTTTCTACGTTTTTTCTTACGTGATTGACCAGACTCGGAAAGAGCTATAGCAATTGCTTGTTTTCTATTTCTCACGACAGGACCTTCTTTAGATCCTGAATGAAGTTCTCCCGCTTGCCATTCATCCATCACTTTTTTTACTTTAGCACGCTTAGCGCGCTTTGTCTTTGGTTTAACTTTTGGCATAGAGCCTCCACACTATTTTTTGCAAACACACGGACTCTTTTTACAGTATGGGCATTTTTTCATTTTCACAATTAATCCTTCTTTTTATGCTTTTTTCGTTTAGATAATTTTTTCAATGTCTCAGCTAAACGTGCTCTTTTGGCGATAATGCCACCTTTTTTTTCAGCTGCTTTAAGCTTCTTAACTGGAATAGTCTTGCCTTTCTTTATATGCAATTCTTCACGTAAAGCTCCCGGATGCTTTATAGCACCGGCTATAAAATTCTTTTTCTTTGCTTTCTTTTTCATACTACAGCTTTCAAAGTTAGGCCCAGCGCAAAACTGGGCCTATATGGTTTTACTTAGGAATCACTGATGAAGAGTCTACGCGCCACCGATCAACACGTTTATCGGATGGTTCTTTTTCATTCTTCTGCCGCCGTTCTTTCGGTTTTTGAAGAATTTTATTAACCACTTTGAGCAACTTTTCGTCAGGTCGTATTTGTCCTGGCATGATGTTACCAGTTACTTGGTTTGGTTATACTCTTAAGAGCTGCTGCATCTTCACGCATTGTCTTATCGACTTGCTCATAAAGATCACCAACACGATAACCATTCATTGAATAGTAATCGCCGTTTCCAAGATCACGTTGAATAGCGCCATACGGCAAACCACAGGGGCGAGAAAAGTCTTCTCTTACTGGTCCCATATTTCCGTTATTGGTTTGCATTATTCGTCGACGATCGTTGAGATCCATTCTTTCTTTGAATGTTTCTCCATAGCGACCACCCCGAGGAATAAAGCCTTGTCCGGAAGATTCTTCGCTTCCCATTCCATAACCGGAATGATGTTCGCCCATGGAATGACCGCGACGATCTTCTGCCATATGCATGTAATCGCGATTAGCCATTCTTTCCTCATGCTCCATAGCACGGTAATCATGATGTGCCATTCTTCGATCGTGACGCGCCATTGATGAACGCATAGAATGATGCTTACGTTTTGCCATATTGGCTCCTAATAGAAACTGCAGCATTACCTGCAAGGTTACTAAATTCCTCTAACTATTGAGGTTGCCACTAGCGTATACCACAAGATTGATTGGAAACAAGACGTGATAATAAATAGCTAAATTTATAAGACGACATAAAACTAATCCACGACATCCACCAAAGCCACCATTTCTATACGCCCTCCGCACTACCTACGTAAAATAATTTATAAAAAGTTCTAGAATCATCCGATAGGACACCCTAATGGGACTCGAACTTTCCCTCCTCTTGTTTTCTGTCTAAACTGCACATAAAACCAAACGAAAGGGTTCTTTATGAACAAATCATTATTTCTAATAATTGCACTTAGTGCAGTAAATATTCTCGTAGGCGCTGAAGGGGGAAATGTTGGGATAGGTAGTGGCGTCGGAGATATGCCAGGATGTGGTCAAATCAAGAAACACATCTATGCGATGTTGATACCTTCTGCGACTGCAGCTTCTGATTGTCGTAGTGGTTCTGGATTTGAAACTTCAGACTTCTCAGCGGTCTTTAAAGAATTAGAAAGATTAAGTAACTTCTCCAAGTGAGAAAGATCTACCGTTTCTAGTTCTTTCAGAATCTTAACTTTGTTGAGTAATGCAAGTTCATCTTCTTTGTTAGATTCTGCGAGCTGCTTTTTAGCAAGCGCATGATTCTCTTCAACACGAGAAATTCTTTCATACGCAAGCCCACGGTCAGCTTCACTGCGAGCATGAGAAAGCTCAGTACGAGCTTTAAGTTCTTGCATTTGAACTGCCATTTGCTGCTGTTGAACTTGTTGTTGAGCTTGTGCGCTTTGCTGCATTTCTTCAAGAATCTCTGTCTTGTTTTGAATAGTCGCTTTCTTTAGCATTGCTGAGTCAGGAATATTAATTCCAATCTCTTTCAGCTTAAGAAGCTGTGCAAACTCCATCTGAACCTGTGATTCGGTATTGAATCCATTTTCTACCATTGAATGATATTTTCCAAACGCCTGGTTATAGAATAACGGCGCTGGTTGATCACCTTCAAGTATTCGTTGGATCTTGCCCGGCGTATAGTTGGCCTGAATAACCTTCATAATAAGGTCGCCTAACATATTTTGAGAAAGATCCAAACGATCAAAGATGGGTTGTTGTGCGGTAAGTCCCGCACCTTGGCGCAATGCTGATAGATAACCCGAAGCATTGTCATCTACTATTTTGCCAAGGTTCTCTTCTGAAACACCAGCACAGTTATACATTTCTTTATCAAATGTCTCCTGTAGCTGGAAGAATGATGGTGGTATTTGTGGTGGCACAATAGGCTGGATATCTGCAAGCTGTGCCTCATCTTTTACCGGAATGATTCTACCTTGTCCTGTTTGGAAAAGATGCTTAACATCAACCGGGGCATTCTCTTTAAATATCCACCCAGAGTTTACCTGGGATTCTAAAAGATCCGCTGATAAAATCACTCGTCTATTAAAGAGCATTTGTGGATCACGAAGACTTCTACAAACACCCGATATACGCTGATACATATAGGGCATTTGTTTGTTATAAAATCCTATTACCGGAACGAATGGATACTCATCTATTCCTAATGGATTCTCGCCATCATAAAAAACCTGATCCTGGATCATTATTGCAAGGCGAACGGTTGGTACTGTTTTTTCTGTTAATTTTACTTGGGGATGATCTGCGAGGAAGGCATCAATATCAGCTTTATCATTGCGGCTAATATCAATTAATTCTCCCGAAATAGTATCATATAACATACGAGCGCGACGGTAATCCCGATACCAATACTCATCGTAAGATATACGGTTTGATTGGGCGTAACCGAAGGCTTCTGGCATGTACTGGAATCGACCGTCTCTCGCCATCCCTGTTGGATTTCCTTGGAGAGCCATAATGGCATCATACATATCTTCTGGCATTAATGCGGCCGCAGCCGAATGAGTCATATACGATCGTCTCCAGACAAAAGCAGCATCAGACAAGTCTGGCTTTCTAAAGTACGGATCAATCATAAACTCGTTATACGCTAAATTATCTACTTTAATGTCTCCATTTAATGGATCATGAGTAAAATCTAAATACACCTGTAATAGATTCATACCGGTAACTATGGCGCCCCCATGAAACGCCTCAGAAATCATTTCATAAACATTCTCTTTTTTGTATATATGCAACAATATTTTCGTAAATTGATCTGCCGTTTTTTGGTCGCCATTCTCTAAGGGAACAACAACCGTGCTCTTTCTGTTTCTGCGCTGATAACCAGAAATCATATTACAAATAGGTCTGACTCTATTAAAGTAATAAGAATTGGTTCCTGACGATAATACTTGATTGTAGAGTTGTGCCATGAGCGATGGATCGCCTGCTTCTAGACGAATATCGATATTTCCCTGCGTCCACGCAATAGACCATAAAGACAGATTATTCGTATAATCTTGATCCATTTTGCTTTTAATAGCCGAGAAATCTTTTCGAAGAGACTCAGGACCCCTCATTAACATAGGCACTATCCTCTTAAAGAGCGTGAATAATCAGCAGTTTAGCAAAACATCTTTCACAAAAACAAATATTATAAAAAAAATACCCCGGAGATTAATCCAGGGTATTTTGCATGTCGTTGAATTAAAAGATTTCACGCTTTAGATTCACGATATTTTAATACACAGAAAAGTATGAGACTTATCACGACCATAATTAAATTAATCTGAAGAATATAGTAAATATGATGCCATACGGTGGGACAGTATTTAGCTGTAAACGCATCGGCCATCTCTTTTCCGACAAGCCATTCGTCTGGTAAAGCATATCCTATGAAAAAGCCTATTACATTAATACAATGAAAAAAAAGAGTTTTTTTTGCTGCTGATAACCCATAAAACCATCTTATTTGTAGCATTGGAAACATAGTTTTTCCTATCAAAGTATTAGACATGATATAGATAATATCTTAGCAGTCTGCCAAAAATGAGAACGAATAAAAGAATACACATTTCCACTATGCTAATAATTGTTAAATTGCGGAAACTATGGAATTGTACCAATAAATCTTGAACAGACTTTGTATATTTACCAAAAACCCATTCATCCGGTATTTGATACGCTACATATGCCGCTGCAAGAGCAATAACTTGTATTGTTATCATCTTTTGTAAGAAAGACAATTGATTAATCAATCGGACAATAACCATCATATTCCTATGGCAAGTTTAAGGAGTAGGCGCCATACCACACGCCAATCCAGCAGCAAGAGCGATACCCTCGACACCAGCACCCAGTATAAAAGCCCCTAATCCAGCAGTAAATGGAACAGCTGTTCCTGCACTGGTAACGCTAACAACTCCTAATGGCACTACGGTAGTAGCAACTAATCCTGCTTTAACTGCCCAATAAACTGTAAACCCTAACCCCGGTCCTCCGCCTAACCCCTGAACGTGATGTCTCAACAAGTAGTTATTTTCCATGTCTCTTTTTATTTCTATCGTGCCGACTTCAAGAAACTTATCAAGAGCCTCTTCGTTTTTTGCTAGCTTCCTAAGATTAGTGTCTAACCAACAACTATCTATTTCGTGAAGTCCATAAGAATCCTCTACAAGAAACTTATTTTGTTGATGCAATAAATAGATCTTGCCAAGCGCTTCGGACACCCTAACCGACTTTTCATTAATGTTTTTTAAAGCACCACTCAAACTCGCGACTGATGCTAAAAAGATAAAAATTAAACACTTTTTCATATAACTCCTCTATCGATCAAATCGTGGATCATGATTAAATATTTTTTGCTTAAAGTTCTGAGGTCCATACATAGCCTCTGCTCGTTTTCTATCAAAGTCTTCTGCCGACAATCCCTTTTTTGTTTTATGCAGTGACTGACAAAGATATCTCAAAGCATCTGCATAGTTACTGTGAGAATCATGGACGGGTTTATTTTTATACATATTACGTGGCTCATCCCACTCACGCCGATAATTTTCTAATGCATTTACGAGCGACCTACATCGTTCAGCATCTATCCATAGTTTAGGAAAATGCGTCCATACATTTTCAATTCCGTCCATGATAGTAATTTGTTCAAGGACGGTAAAGTTGATGTCGAGCTGTCGAGCTTTCTCGTAACGGGTTATAGCACCCCCACCCCATTCACGAACCATTAAATCATGAGGAGCAAAGTACTTACCATAGCGATACGGTTTACTTTGAATGTGATGCGCATAATGATCAAGTCCGACGCCTGTATTTGAATAACAATCTATGATTCGAATGATTGTACCGTCGCCCACCACCTGAAAGAAGATAAGAGTAGTTGCATCCTTTACGCCTATATCGATAGCAACGTGAACGAGTAATCCTGGTTCCCAAGCAACAGCCGTGATGCGTCCTTCCTGCTTTGCTTGTTGTAAATAACGCCCGTAATACGAACCGTCAACACCCCGATCAAATGAGCAGTTATATTCCTGTTCGTAGAGCTCGGCAGACATTTGTTGTCGTTCTTGTATAAGAGCTTCGTTAGATATGTGCTTTGTTTGGGCTACCGTGCGATGAAATACAGTCCAGTCTGGTAACTCCTGAGCAATCTTAAACATGTGGTAGAAGTGATTTTTGCCGTATGGCGTTGAAAGAAATATAACTGCTCCGTCATTAGCAGCAAGAATAGGTCGGACCGTGTTATACACTTCGCTATTCATGTAGGCAAATTCAGAAAGTATGACAAGAAACGGATTAGTACCACGAATAGAGGTGTCATGTGTATCGCCGCCCAGGCATTGTAATACCGATCCGTTCACAAAGACTATTTTTTGTTCAGAAGAATTAATCTTTGCAATAAGACGGGGAGGAATGTAATCAATAAACTTCGTTCCATCGATTGCTATTGCATCGAAAATACAGCGGCGTGCCTGGCCAAAAGTAGGCAGTACGTAGTGGACCAAGCACACCTTATTTAAACACTGCCAGATAGCTATATTCCAAGCAGTGATATCTTTTCCCGCACGACGTGGCCATGTCACGACAAGCTTTTTGTCGCCCCTATCATACGCTTCGATGAGCTCGCGCTGATAAGGGCGTGGAGTAAAAAGATTTAATATTATTTCATTCTCTACGTTGTTCGTCTTTCTGATGATCATGAGACTCTGCTGTAGATTGTTTTGCTTCCGTTTCTATCGATCTATTATACATTTCTTCTTCGATGTCTTTAACGTAGCTTATTATGTATAAACCACCAACCAATAAGATTCCGACAATAGCGATAGAAGCAATGGTGAACTGTCTTTGATACGCTTCATACAAGTTATAACAAGGGGTAATAATAAAAATAGGATCCTGGTGTCCCTCGGTGGTTAAAATAACCAATCCAAGACTAACCATAAGCAGCATTACTGGTAATTTCATACAAGCTCCTCTCTATTTATTCATTATCCTCGACTTTCTCTTCTTTATGACTACATTCTCCTAAGCAACGGGTTACAACAAATGGAATACCTTGGTTCGTTAGATCTGCTTTAGCTTCTTTCTGCACATCTATCTTTAAGTTATTGTGATATTCATCAACTTTTTTCCATTCGGGATCATATTCATGCATGTTGCGATACGCAGAGGAGTATTCTAACTTCTTTTTCATTACGCCAACTCTGCGTCTAGAGGCAAGAAACACTTTTACTTCTGTCACTGCTTTCTGAATATCCTCGTATTGATCACGCCACATATAGAAAGTTCCGCGGGGAATTTTATACTCGAATAAAAACTCCTCTATTTCCATACCATCAGTAGTGTAAAGCCAGTGACAAAGCGTATAGATTAATCTTTCTCGCCATTCTGTTTTTCCAGGATGGGCCATAAACGCTTCTTTTGGTAGATCACTGAGGTAATTAGAGAGAGTATGGGTTTTAGGTAGTATCTGGGATTGTTTGTTATTTTGAGGTTTTTTCATTCAAGCTCACGGATAATGAGGTGTGTGCGTGGTTTTTGGTCATATAGTTTGCGAGCAGTTAGCTCACTTACCTGCCTATCATCGGTCCATATAAGACCGCTATTGTTAATCGCATCAAGACAGAACTTACTCAGGTTATCTATGTCGGGAACGCTATGATGCCATCTATATTTTGACCGCTGATTGACCGATTTTGGAATTGGCATATAAAACGTTATATCAACCGAGAGGGGATTTTGAAACTTTGGATCATTACCATGTTGTTTATTGAGATATAAACCAAAGGCTAATTTTTCGTGGGTTTGCTTGTCGTAAAACACTCTCTCTCTGATACCAGCTCGCTTCCAAGGTATGGGTGTTATTTCAATTACATACTCTTTGCATCGTGCCATACTTACTCCTCCTCACTTACTAAAGGATTTATAAGAATTACATTACTTTTACTTTTCCTAACAATATGTCTCTAAAATATTCTGCCGTAGAATTCAGCAGGGAGCAATCTTTCAGAAATGATAAGTCCTGCGGAACATCATCATTTCGCCTATTTGTATCCGGCTTCCATGGAACATATGAAGAAGAACGCTTGTAATCAGCACCTTCCGAATTGCGGGCCGAGTCCGGGCGCACTATTTTTTTCATTTTGGATTGCTCAAAAGCGTCTTTATCGTAGAAGTTGTTATCTTTAGGATCAATTCCTTTTTCATGACACTTTTGGTGATAGACAATTTTTTCTATATAAAATCCATTTTCCCTACAGTGATACTCACAAACCTTGAGGAGGTATAAAAATGGGGCCGGTGAGCTTAAAGCAGATTTTAATCGGCGTTCAGCAACTAAAAGAGAATATGACGGATATTGTCTAAGTTTTATTCTTCCATGCTCGTTTAGTGGTAAATGTTTTTCAAAACGAGCGATAATAATATCTCGAACTGGATGATCGGGGTCGTTCAGTTCTTTTTTTTCTGTTTTTTTAAACACGGGCGGTTTTGCGGTTTTATCGCCAAAAGGATCTTCGGGATCGACACCTTTTACTACCTTACTCAATTGACTAATAATCATGTTAAAAATACCTTTAAATTCTCTTACTCGTTCATTTTCCGGCACACAGCTTTCAGGGCTCTTTACGGAAGATCGCAAAGATTTCGGTAAAACGACCTTAAAATAGGTGATAAAAAACTGTTGAATTTGCTTCAAATTAGACTTAATAAGAAGCCCAGCATGTATAAAATAGAGAGAGGTTTTTTTGAATCTTGTTTGCCATTTAACTATCCCCTGGGAACGAAGATAATTTAACGTCCGACGAACAGTGCTTACTGAACAACCAACGATCGCTGCTATAGTTTCATGGGAATAAAAGATTTTCCCACAAGACGATTGTTTCTGGAGAAGAACGCGCAATACCCTAATAGCAAAATCGGATAGGTTTTTAATGCCTAACTCAGCTACCAGAGCACTATTTTTATTATATATATCTTGACTTATAGAATTAGATATCATACACTAATATTCCCTTGGAAAGAGAATGAGATATCATACACTGATATTCCTCCTTCTGAAGTTAATTTTCATTAGGTACCTTTAGGTTTCCTTGTGACTGTTTTCTTTTCCTGGTATGACTTGTGACCCTATATCCATAGACTGCAAGTTCGTACACTAAAAAATTTAAAAGGTGTTCTGTAAAAGGGACACCTTTTATCTTGATATTTGCCAAGTAATTATCTTTACGCATAAGTGTCATAAAAACAACCACTAAATTTATTGTTCAGAATCGAATGTAATATTCTGTTCGATACGCATCACAGATTCGTTTCCTTCATCCTGTAAACAAGATGCAGAAGCGATGTGGATAGTAACGACGCCGTCATCTTTTTGATTGGTATCGATAGAAATTGATGCGATATTTGCCACACAGAGAACACTAAGGGCTATGGATGAGATCATGGGCGACCTTCCTTTTTTGTAAAGAAACAACACTTACTAATTGGCATTATAATGCATCACTTTCTTTTAATGAAGCTTTGTCTAAAATTCCCACCACCTCATTCATCTTGCGCCATGGAAGCAATTCCAAAGAAGATATTTGATAATAGGTACATATCTTCTTTTCCAACTCAGATTTATTTCCTATTTTTGCTTTCAAAAGACCAAGCTGCTTTGAAGAAATGTATTCTGATGGTTTTTGTTCTACTGACTCGTTACGTGAATATTCCCCATCATCTTCTCCCTCAGAAGTAGCAATTCCACACATAGAAGCATAAGCGTATCGCTTAAGATAACTAAGCGCAGATCCTAGTTTCTGGATATCAGAAGGATCTTTAAGAACGATACGAACTTTGCTCACTTCTTCTTGGCCAGAAGCGTGCTTTAATTTAGTAACAAGATACGTATTTTCTTCCTCAGAGTTTGGATACTGACAAACCGCTAATCCATATTTAGTAAGCACTGGACGAGAGGCCTCAATAAGATCTTCAAGGGTAGAAAAATGGCTTTTAAAGTGAGGATTATATCCCGTCTTTTGAGCCGGTTTCATCTCTGCTTGAGCCAAAGAAAGCGCAGTAGAAAGATTATTTATTTCCATCTTTTTCCAACTTTAATATTGCAGCTTCTTCAGCTTTTTTAGCATCGTATTTTTCTATAAAAGATTCTATTTTTTGAGATATATAAAGTCGACACCTTGTCGTACTTTTAGAGCGGAAGTAATTATTGAAAGAAGCGGTGGATATTCCCATATGTTGAGAAACAACCGCATCGCTTACTCCCATTTCTTTTGATATCTGTGATATACGTTGTATTAATTTGTCTGTTATTGTAAAAGAAGCCTTTGGTCTTATTC